AAGGAGACACAAATAATAATAGTAACCCTGTGGCAGCAGCCACCGGAAACGTTACGAATCAAGCTGTCCAATTCCAAAATAATGGAGCACCTAGCCGACAAGCCTTTGGTAGCAACATATCTTGCAATGGCAGCACTATGACATTTAGTCCATTTTATATGGGCAACGATACCGAACCTCAAACAGAGGACGGTTATGTCATATCAGAAAACTGGGGGTTCCAAATTAATTTTATGGTACCTCTAAATAGAGATCTGACTAAGCAATGTGAACGCATGGCAGAAAGTCAGATACAAAAAAACAAATTAGACTTTGAGCTGGTTCGTGCATTAAAATGTGCAGAGCTACAGCAAAAGGGCTTTACCCTACTACCCGGTTCACGTGTATATCACATATGTTCTGACGTAGTACCTATTCAATCATTATTACAAAAAGATGTTAGCAATCGTTAAACCATTCGTACTATCTGCACTTAAGTCACCAAAATTTAAGACTTTTGTAGTCGAACTACTAGAAAAATTAGTAGAGCAGACCGATAATGAGCTTGATGACAGAGCTTTACAGATCGTCAAAAAAGGCTTAGGAGTCTAAAATCCTAGGGTACAAACATACCCGGGACTTTTTTCATCGCCCTTGTAGGCGATTCTGAGAGGAGCAAAATGAAGAAAAAGGCAACAGAAGACCAATTTAACGAGTTGCATAACCTAATTACTAAAGAATTTCTATCTCGTATAAAATCGGGTGAAGCAACTACACAGGACCTTAAGGCAGCTTGTGATTGGTTAAAAGCTAATGACATTAGTGGTGTTGCGTATGACGGAAATCCTTTATCTAAGTTAGCTCAGGTTATGCCAACGGTAGACCCAGAATTAGTAAAGGAGCGACTTTATGGCAAGCACAGCTAAATACTATAGGTCCAACCCAAAAGCTAGAGCAACAAGGCTCAAGCAACAAAAAAAATACAATAAAACTAAAAAGGGTCTAGCCCTACGTGTAAATGCAAACAGACTTAATAGACAACTTGGTACCTACGGAAATGGTGATGGGCGCGACGCTGCTCACTATAAGGGGAGTACTACCAAGGGCAGACTCCAAAGTCCATCCGAAAACAGGAAAAGCAGACTTAAAATACGTAAATGACCCCATTACTACCTAAACCAGAACATTACTTACACAACTTAATAACCATGACAAGTCCTGAAGCAAAGAAGCTCTGGAGAAGAGCTATCAAAGAGCACTTTAATTGTACATGTGTTTATTGCGGAGAAAATTATGAATTTAAAGAACTTACGCTCGATCACGTCAAGCCTCGTTGCAAAGGCGGTGAGAGTATTACAACAAATTTGGTACCCGCTTGTAGGGCGTGCAACCAAGGTAAAGGTAGTAGCGATTGGCTTAGATGGTCGAGAGAAACATTTGGAAGTCAACCTGTTAGAGAACAACTAATACAAGATCACATAGCAGCATAATGGCTAAGGAGAAATTTGTACCCGTCAATGGTGCATATAATATTACTTCTGCACAAAAAGATGAGTTTACTCAATTTTTACGTAATAAGATAAAACAAAACAACAAATTTACTCCTAGCGGAAAACCTAGTAAAGAAGGAGTAATAACAAAAACGTACATTGACGGTAAACTACAACAATTTAGAAACAGATCACGTGCAGGCGTAAAAAGTGTTGACGGATTTAACTTTGCTGCTGAAGCTACTAAAGATGTAGAAAAAGCAAAAAGAGCAAAAGGTATCAAAGATAGTAGTGCTCATCTTACTAAAGCACAAAAAGATGCATCTAAAGCTAAAGCTTCAGCAATACGTAAAACTGGTAAAGAAGCTGACCATATAATAGAAATACAAGAGTCTATAGGATATTTAGAACAGTTAGAATTAGAGAAAAAATCTGGTGCTATCACAACTAGGCAGTACAACAAACAGCTAAAAGACTTAAGAGCTAGAGGTATTGGTGATGACCCTAAGAATATACAAGCACTAACTGGCTTAGAAAACTCTCGTAAACAAGCAGAAGTTGCTGCAAAGAACAAAGCTTTACGCGCTATGGAACTAAAAAACCCTAGCGCTAGAGCAGTAAAACTTGCAAAGAACGGTAAAGCACTTAAACTTGGTAAGTTTGCTGGTAAAGCTATACCATACGTAGGTGGTGCAATAGCATTATCTTCGTTTGGCGGTTCTGTGCATGCAATGCAAAAAGAAGGCTTAACTAAAAAGACAGGCACAGATCTAGCATTTAGAACTGCTGACTTAGCGTTAGAAGGAATAGATGCATTGACCGGTGGTTTGTCTACACCTGTTACTTTGGCATTACAATTAGCGTTAGCCGGGGCTGAGCATACAATCAATCAAGGCGCAGCTAAGATATCTACAAGGGACAGGAAGAAATTTAGATAGAAACATACATGACAGATGTTTTAAGCGCCTTACAGGACGATTTCAAGCTGTTTCTGCAAGCTTTGTGGGACCAGCTTGATTTACCATCTCCTACTAGGGCACAATACGCAATAGCGGACTACATACAACATGGACCAAAAAGACTACAAGTACAAGCATTTCGTGGCGTTGGTAAGTCTTGGATTACTGGTGCTTTCGTGTTATGGACTTTATTCAAAGACCCAGAAAAAAAGATAATGATTATCTCTGCCTCTAAGGAAAGGGCAGATAACATGTCTATATTTTTACAAAAATTAATTATAGAGACACCATGGCTAAATCATTTGCAACCAAAGAGCGACGACGCGCGATGGTCAAGGATTTCCTTCGACGTAAACTGTTCACCTCATCAGGCACCATCAGTCAAAAGTGTTGGTATTACTGGTCAGTTAACCGGGTCTCGAGCAGACCTAATGGTACTAGATGACATAGAGGTACCGGGAAACAGTATGACTGAGATGATGCGGGAGAAGTTATTACAACTCTGTACAGAAGCTGAATCAATACTTACCCCTTATGATAATAGTCGTATTATGTATCTGGGAACACCCCAGACTACTTTCACAGTCTATAGAAAACTTGCTGAACGTAACTACAAACCATTCATTTGGCCAGCTAGGTTTCCTAAAGATATTACACCGTACGAAGGACTTATAGCGCCACAACTACAAGAGGACATAGACAATGGAGCTTTACCTTGGGATTGCACTGACCCTGATCGTTTTGATGACGATGACCTCGTTGACAGAGAAGCCTCAATGGGTAGAAGCAACTTTGCACTCCAGTTCATGCTCGATACGTCGCTTAGTGACGCAGAGAAGTTTCCTCTTAAGATGGCTGATCTTGTTATTACAAGTGTCAATCCTACTGATGCACCCGAAAATATCGTATGGTGCTCAGACCCAGCAAACATACTCAAAGACTTACCCACAGTCGGACTACCCGGAGATTATTTCTATTCACCTATGCAACTGCAAGGAGAATGGAGTCCGTACACTGAGACAATTTGCAGTGTCGACCCCTCCGGACGAGGAGCAGACGAGACTGCTGCTGCGTATATATCCCAAAAGAACGGAATCCTCTATCTGCATGAGATGCGTGCCTACAGAGACGGGTACAGCGACAATACCTTGCTTGACATCCTTAGAGGATGCAAGAAGTATGGAGCTACAACACTGGTTGTCGAGTCAAACTTTGGAGATGGAATCGTAGCAGAGCTGTTTAAAAAGCATATAATACAAACAAAACAACGTATATTAGTAGAAGAAGTAAGAGCAAATGTTAGAAAAGAAGAGCGTATTATTGATACTCTCGAGCCTATTCTTAACCAGCACCGTTTGGTTGTTAACAAGTCTGTCGTCGAATGGGATTATAACTCCAACAGAGACGCAGCTCCAGAAGAAAGGCTTTTATACATGCTGTTCTATCAAATGAGTCGCATGTGTAGGTCAAAATACGCAGTCAAGCACGATGACAGGTTAGACTGTCTAGCGCAAGGCGTAAAATACTACATAGATGCACTGTCTATATCAGCACAGGAACAGATCAACTTACGTAAACGTGAAGAGTGGAACGATATACTAGAACAGTTTATAGACGACCCACAATGTGCTACTAATCATTTAGTACTAGGCATGGATTTAGACCAGCGTAAGGCTGCTAGAGGCACCTCTGAGGGTAATTCAGTGCCTAACTGGTTTTAGGACCGATGGCGTCCTTATAGGGGGAGAAGGGTGGACTCCCCCGTCCACAAATACACCCATATTACTGGATATCTCTTTTTGATATCACATAATACACCTCCACTAACTTCCATGGAAACTAAGTTAAAGATAGATGGTTTTAGAAAGTTATATAAGAGTTTGAAGACTCCTTTCCCTCCCATAAACTTTCTCATTCTGGGAATGTTGATCGGATTAGAGCAGAGATGGATAGAGTTAAAGGCTGAACAAGCTGTTGACGAAGCTATTGCTGACTTTATGATAGAGCATCCTCCAGAAGTGTACAAAGCTGTGGTAAAAGCACACGAAGATGGTTCATTAAGCATAGGTAAAGCATATGAAGATCTTTCTTGACACAGCAGAAGTAGGAGAAATAGACGCAAGACTAAGCTCAGGCGTTATTTCTGGCGTTACAACTAACCCTACGCTTATTAAAAAGGCTGGAAAAGAGCCAGATGACATATATGCAGACTTAATTAATGATATTGGCGTCAAAGACTTGTCAATAGAGGTTAATGGTCAGTTTGCAGACCAATTTATAGAAAATGGCATAGCATATGGTAAACTTTGGCCACATCAAGCTACTATTAAGCTGCCATGCACACCTGAAGGCATAAAAGCATGTAAAACACTGTCTTATATGGGCATTAGAGTCAATATGACGCTAGTGTTTAGCGTAAGTCAGGCAATATTATGTGCATTAGCTGGTGCAACCTATGTTTCACCGTTCGTCGGACGATTAGATGACAATGGTCACGATGGAATAGGTCTTATACGTGAAATAGCTAAGGTATATTGTCATAATAGAACAGAAACTAAGATACTAGCTGCCAGCATACGTGATGCTGCTACAGTTGGTAAGGCATTTCAAGCCGGTGCACACATTTGTACCATACCGCCAAAAGTATTTGACGATATGTACAAACATGTGCTAACAGATAAAGGTTTATTCCAGTTTATTATAGACAGTGGACAGATAAACCCTTAAATTTTG